GTTTCCCAGTCACGATCGGGAGTGGTAGAAGTTGTCCGTAGAAGTTGAACACAGCTTCGGTAGTGTAGATAGCAGTAGGTTTTTGCGCACCAGAAGTTACAGCGATCCACAATGTGTCTACTTTCGCAAGAGTCAATGTACCGCTTGAAGCAGTCACTGTTGATGCAAGAGTAGGGTATGTAGTACGAGAAAGTCCTCCGATTGTAGCGACAGATGAACCGTCATCTACTAGAGCGCCAAGACCTAGTGGATCCTTTGAACCGTTACCAGTTCCGTCAGAGTAGAAGATTGTACCGAGGTCATCGGCCATGTCTTCAGTGTCTGATTGAATAGTAAGTTTCATAAGGTCTAGAACCTTGTCGTCTGTATCAGCTACAGAAAGCTCATCGCCGGGTAGGGCGACAGTGATTTGGTAGAAGGATGGGGTAAATTCTAGGAACTGGCGGTTATCTGTAGCCGCTACCGAGAAGGTATCGAAGCCACGGAATGAAGTACCAGTGACGTTTTTACTCACTTTAATTGGTGAGCGTAGAGTTCGTCCACTCCACTTTTTTGCAGCACGAACGACACGTTGGAACATGACGTTTGAGTTCAAGACAGTATCAACAACGAAAGGCAAATAGTGAGTTTGCACTGTCGTCTGGATTCTTTGTCCATATAATTCAGTCATATAAAATTAGTGGTTATTTTTTTAATACCACAATTTTTCATCCGTTACCAAGGGCGCTTATTTCCTTTGAAGTCAGCGCTTGTTTTGAAAGCTTGTGGTTTTGACTCGGCTTTCGATTCCGAAGTCGTTGCACCAGCAATTTTCTTTCGATCTCCATTGTTATTCTGAGTAGTTGTACCACCGTTGGCTTTCATCAATCTGAATCCGGCGCGGTAATTCCATCTACCTTTAGAGTCGACTAGATCATTGTCCAGTACGAATTTCAGCAATTTGTTTGGATCTACTTTAGAGCCGTCTGGGTTGAGTTCCTTATCAGTTTCAATCGCGGATATCTCAGATTGCATATACTCAGTAGCTTCCTTGACCGCCTTTTCTTCAGAAGATTTCTCGCCCTTGATTCTCTCAATTGCGCGTTCCTCTGCGGCTTTAATTTCTGTATCACGGTCAGCTCTGTATGCATCCCATTGCTCTTGTGTACCCCCGAACCAAGACGGTATCTTTGTTTGCTCGGCGTTAGCTTCACGCTTGCCACCGAACTCTTCGCGGATTGCCTTGATATCGTTTTGATGTCTAGTTTCTTGATCGTTGAAACGTTTCTTCCAGTCCTCTTCACGCTCTTTCCAGCGTGGGTGGTCTAGGAAGCCGGCATCTTTCTCACCAGTACCTTTTTCATCATCCTTTTTTTGATCATCGGCGGATGAGTCCGAATTGGCACCGTTGTTTTCTTGGCCCTCTGACGAGGAGGAAGAGTTTTCATTCTCTTTGTCAGAACCTTCATGATTCTGAGCTCCGTCATTGTTTATTTCAGTCATATTTTTGCGATCTAATTATTTTTTGATGCTAGAACGAGGCATCGTTATCTGCTATTAAATATTATAACACATCTTCTATTGTCAACACTATTTTTTCATCATAGTGTGCATAACTTTCGGGATAGCCGGTCGTATCTTTTTCTCAGGCAGGTCTTTTATGCTTGCAGTTTTAGAAGCGAACTCCTTTGCGAGTTTCGGATCTGTTGCAAACATATAGCGAGCTTGAGCTTTTGATTCGAATGGCATAAAATTATTCTTCTTTATCTTCTTCTTCGGCTTCTACAGGTTCTGGTTCTGGTACAATTACATCTTTTGGATGTATGACTCCGAGGGCCTTTGCCTTTTCCTGAGTTTCCACATAACCTTCCTTCTTTTTCTGCAATTTTTCAATATCTAAATCGACTTGAGCGACAGCATGCTCTAGAGTTTCCAATGTCCATACCTTTTTGACTTCGCCGTCCACGCTATCGTGAGTCACTGAGACGGTTACTTCATCTACTTTTTCGTATTTTGGTTGTATCATATGATTGTAAAATTATTCTTGTAATGTTTCTTTTGGCTTTTCGGGAGTCATCGACCTTTTTGTTTCGGCATCTTTCTTCTTGGTGGCTTCATCGTATGCCGCGATGGCCTCGGGATCCGCTACTATTCCCACCTTTGCCAACATCTGTATCTTAGCATCCGGTGTGAGGTCTTTGAAGTTGATGCTCTGGCTTGGTGGTTTCTCTTCTACCTGCGCTGCGTTCTTTGCCGCCTCTGCTCTTTGCTGTATCACTTGGGCCACACGCGGATCGTTGCTGTAGAGTACTTCCGGTGCGTTTACTTCGAGCCATACATTCGCCGCAAGTTCTTCAGGGTTTGAGTAGTCTAGTTTCTTGTAGAGGTCTATCACGGACATCTTGCCTGCGCCTGCGAGCTCGATTGCTTGGTTCGCCATTGTGGTGCTGTCCTTTGGAAGTAGTGAGCCCTCTTTTACGCTGATCACTACTTTTGGCTTGTTTTGCATTGCTATGAATTTGTCATCATAGACGTATAGAAGCTGTACGAAGTAGTTGTATATATCGTCCGCAAATTGCTCCAAGTATTCTGTGATACCTCCACCGATTCTGTCTGTGTCCATGTTTTCCACTTGGTATTTTCCGCGCACTGTCTTTTCCTTTGATACTCCGCTTGGTGATAGGCCCGATGTGCCGAAGATGTCTGATAGACGTCTGCGTGTGTCGACAAGGTCGTTGTACACGTCATTTGGTAGTCCGGGTGATACCATGCGCTTGATTGCATCATCTGGTGTGCCATCTGGGATTGCCACGACTCCGCCGTCTTTGAGGGCCTTTGTGACGCCCTTAGCTTGCTGTTGAGTGAGTCCTGATCGTGCGAGTGATACTACCACTCCGCCGTTCATTCCGTCTGCCGCTTTATCGATTTGTTTTCCGCGCTTGTTGATACGATCTTGGTTTGAGAGGTTTTGGCCGATGAGTGATGTGTCATCCACTGGTTGCTTGCCTAGGTTGAACACTGAGAGAAGAAGGAACGGTATCTTTGGTACTGCGAAGTGGTTTACTCCGGGAACTTCTTGCATTTCGCCGGGAGTTTCTACTCCGTATTCGTCTACTGTGCTTTCGCCGGGAGTTGTTGAGTCATAGTTCCAGTGCGGATTTTTCTTTTTGAGAAGCACATCATTCCCCAACGTCCAGCACATGTACTGGTCAGTCCACCATTCTATGAACTGTACTTCTGTACCGAGGTCATCTTTGACTAAATCTTTTATGATTTTTACTGCACCTTCTTCAGCTCCAATTCCTTCGAGCATTGAAATCATTATGCCAGCTTGTAGCTTTCGGTATTCACCGATGTACTCGCCTGTGTATCCATCTTCATCTACCGTTGCATCAGGATCAAGGATGAGTTTCTTCGCGCGTACTATCTTCACGGTCGGCATGTCCTTATTCATATCCCATCCGAGCTTTGCCGCACCCAAGAGATAGATTGCCCAGTGCCTTGCGCCTTTCTTCAGCTTCAATCGTAGCTTCAGTTCATCCGCAATATCCCCCAATTCTTTTTGGAGGTCATTTGTAAATTCTTCTTTTGCTTTTATTGTCTGTTCATCTGCGCCAGCTCTTTCGCTTTGTGCGAGGGCCACCATTGCCTCTGGGTTTCTGCGTGTGATTTTTGGCAGATATGTTTCAAGTGACTCGAAGATAGCATTGTCTGCTATCGGGCGGTTTTTAGTCACGCCATCTGGCCGGTTGAAGTGATTGCCGAGCCAGTATTTTTCGTTGTCGTCACTTTGTGTTAGCCATTTGGATTTCACTTCTGATTTATTCCAAATACTTTCCCAGCTTGTAGTTAGTTTTATAAGAGCAGAGTTTTCCATGTCGAGCTTTAGCTCAGGAAGTTTTTCACTAACGACACCTTGCTCGGTTTCGTTTGTCATTTCACCAGATGCTTTATTTATTTTTCGTCCTAGCGAGTAGAACGCATCTAATATGCTCATATGTTTATTTAGTATAACATTTTATTTGTCAATGCAATAGCTGTGTGGATAACTTTCGACTAGTTATCGCCACTCTTCATCATCTTCTTCAGGATCCGGTAGCTTGAACATTTCGTCTGGGTTGAAACTTACGGTATTGTCGGGATTTACTAGATAACTTTTTCGCTCCACCTCTGGCTCTGGTGTTGATATGAAGCCAGTGCCTCCGAATCTGTCTACTCCCACTCTCCAGTACACGGTTGCGTGTACCCAGTCGTCACGATCGCTTCGGTGCCAGACGTATTGCTTCACTCCGAGCTGATCTTCTTCTACGGTTCGGTAGATATGTGACCAGTGGAGCCAGTAGTCGTACCATTGCTCTTCGGTTCCTCGATATAGTTTCAGGCGCTTTTCTCTAAATTCATCTATCACAAGTTGTATCATTCTGTTTCGGTCTACGTTCACGTTGCCATGCTCTTCGCCCTCACCCCAGCGCATCAGTTGCATTGTCTTTCTGTCGCGTGCGTAGTGACACAAGAACACTCTGCCGGGATACTTCGCTCTTAGCTTTCTACTTCCGATGATGTCGCCTCCTTGGTCTATCACCATTATACTATTGTCAAACTTTTTTAGGAAGTATTCTAGTGTCTGATCTAGTGGTAGCTTATTCACTTCGTCTGGTGTGTAGTCGTTGCACTCCCCGAAGCCGAGCAATCCCTGCCTGTTGCCATACACGTATCTGAGCTTTACTCCGGTGTCCACGCCTATGACCATTCTGCCTTTATATAAATTTGTTTCATTCGTCACTCGGCCCAGTATCGTATCTTGAGTGACACTATTTCCACCACCTGCGTATGGGAGCCCGAGTACTTTGTTATAAAAATAGTCCATCGTCTGCTTTCCGATGAGCACCTCATTGTATTTTGCGATTATGTCTTCAGCGCTGTGCCTTGGTGACATCAGCAGTGATACGTGGTATCCCGACCACTTCACTGGGCTTGTTATTTTCTTTACCCACCTTCCATTTCGTCTGTCGTCATCCGATAGCACGCCTCCGCATTTCTTGCAGACATACTGCTTGGTTTCTAGGTTGATGCTCATCTTGCGCGAATCCTCTACGTTCCATGAAAGGTATTGCTCTTTCTGGCAGTGTGGGCATTTTATAAACCATTCCTTTTTGTCTGATAGGTTCCACTCCACGTCCACGCCGTTGTTTGGCACGCTTGGGTGAGAGAATACGTGTGTCTGCTTGAATTTGGAGTGCTGGAGTCTGGCCTGATAGTCAGCGACCACGTCCTGCTTTGATGAGTCCTTTTCATCGTGTACGAGGCGGTCTGCGGTGATCATGATGGCCGCTTTCTTTGTCCATGTACCCCTGAAGTAGACCATTGAATCGCCCACGGCTTTATGCTCGATGGTGTCCTTATCTTTTACGTCAGCAAGCATGCATGGATTGTTTGCGATGATACGGTTCACTTTACCACCTACGAATACCCCCACGTCCTGATCGGTTGGGAGGGTGTAGATGATGTCCATTTTCTCATTCTTTGCATCGTAGTGATTGCGTATCACTTCCACGGTCGAGAGTCCGACCTGCGCCGGCTTCAGCACCACGAGGTTGTCAGCTTGATCTAGGTATATATCAAATTGGTATGGGTGATCGTAGAACTCAATCAGGTCGCCTTTCTCATTCTTTATTTCGTTATCAACGATCCAAGCGATGATACCTCCCTTCATTTTTGAGATGTCTTTAATTGTTAGCTCGGTTGCCATGGAGTTTTTTGTTTCCGTCTTTGACGACTTCCATGACACCGTCCGACCAGACGTTCTTTACTTCGCCACATATTGCGCACGCCACGATTGCTCCGGGGATTCCGCGCTGGGTTCCGATTAGTGGTTTGTCTATGTCTGTGATTTTAATGTATTGATGGTTCATATTTTTTTGCTTCTTCTTTGATTAGTTGCATGGCCCTATTGAAGCTGACACAGTTTCCGTAGAGTCCGCCTGATAATATTTCCGAGTATCTCTTCAGCACGTTGAAGCGTATCTGCTTGTTTTGTGTTTTCTTTTTGCAGATGAAGTTGTATTGCTTTGAGTACGCTTCGAGTTCCTGTGCTAGGCGGAACTCTGGATCACGCAGGAACTTCCCCCACCATAGCTCTGCATCTTTGTCATTCGCTTTCTGTTGGGCTACGTGTACCATTTCGTGCGCTATGATGTCGTCCGGGAGGTCTAGGTTGTTTGGATTGTAGATAGTGTCGCCATATGTGAATATGACGGTCTTTGGGTTTATCCTGAATGCTGCGCATGCATTCTCATAGATTGGTGGCTTTTCATTTTTGATTTTTACTTCGTTCATGGTGTTTTCTTTTTAGTTAGAACTTCACGCAGTGTTTCGTTGAATGACTTCACTGCTTTGTCGACTCCTTCTTTTACGGCTGCATCGTCTGATGTTTCTATTTTCCCTGCATGTTTGACGGTTGATGTTTCGCTGAACTCATCGCCTATCTTGTTTTTAGCCCACCATCTTGATTGATCCACACTTCCTTTGATTCCTTCCACTAGCACTTTCTTTGCCTGCAGGTTGGGTGTTAGCCGTAATGCCTCTTTTCGCTCTATAAACTCAGGATGTTTGACTTGATAGTTATAGAGTGTTGCTGGTGCAATTCCTGCATACAGGCAAGCTTCTCTGTCTGTGTAGCAGAATGCGAAAGCGTCCTCAAGTTTTTGGAGGATGTCTTTGTCTATTTTTACCGGTCGGCCACATCTACACTCTGATTTTGGCTTTAGGCATTTTTTACAATTTGGTTTGCCTGACATATAATTATTCTACTACTTCTTCATACTTCATGTTAAAAATATCTGGTTTGCAGGGATAAAATTCTCCTTTAAGTCCTTTGATAATAAAATCGCCCTTTTGTGCTGACATCGTTCCTTCTAAAGTATCTATTCTTAGTTTTCTTACATAATTCTCGGTTGTGTGGCTTTCACTAGACATCGGTAGCATCCCTTCTTTCTTTAGAATTTCGTAGGTTTCTTTGGTTTCGTCCCATAGCCAAGCGTTTATTTCTACTGGTTTTGTTTTATATTTCATATATTTTATTTATCCCACGTGAACCCATTCCCGAAGTGACCCCACTCTGCTGTCTTACTGAATTGTGGCCTTCGGAGATCTAGATCTTTTATGATTTCTAGCGGTTCAAGCTCATCGTTATCATCGAAGTTTATATCAGCTTTTACCCAATATGCTCCCTCTTTGAGTCCTACAGTAGCCATCACTGGCTTTACTACTCCTATCGCATAGGCGAGCTTTACCATACATGCTGATGCTTGCTTATTGAGTTTTAGGTATCTAACTGCAAGTTGTCGCGCTTTATACGCCGCGCTTCTATCTACCTTTGTGGCATCCTTACCCGAGAAACATCCGCCTCCGACCGCTATCTGTGGGCCGTAGTTGTCTACCATGAGCTTTCGACCGGTGAGTCCAGTGTCTGCATCGAAACCACCCATATTCCAGTCACCTGCTGGGTTGGCATGTATCACGAGTCCAGTTGCTACCTGTGACTCCAGTCCTTGGTTGCTGATCCATTCGCCTATCTTTGCTTTCAGTGTATCTGATTTCACATTTTGGAAGCTCGCTACTATGGTTTGGATTTTACCGTTGTCGTCTAGGGTGATTTGTGTCTTGCCATCGTATGGGTGTTCTTCATATATAAATTTTGCTAGTGACCGTGCTAGATAGTGTTCTTGCGGTATCATGGCTTCATTGTCGTTGCATGCGTATCCAGTCATGATTCCTTGGTCGCCTGCGCCTCCGGTATCCACCCCATTGGCTATCTGTGGGCTTTGCTGTACGATCTTCACCTCTGGGTATAGGTTATGCTTCCCAGTGATTCGCTTTACTATCTTTTCAGCCTCTACTTCCCAGTTAATGATGGCCTTAGTAGTTACTTCACCTATGATTAAAATCTTGCCATGACCACCTACAGTTTCCACGGCTACTCGGGCCATTGGATCCTTTTCTAGGCAAAGGTCTAGGATTGCATCCGATATTCTGTCACACATTTTATCGGGATGGGATGGTGTTACGCTTTCTGATGTTTTCATATTTTATTCCGCTTGTGCGATTAATATACCTACTAATGCCTCTCTTTGGTTGTCTGTGAGAGTCGGAAGGCTTTCAATCGGACATATGAATGCTTCCACTTCTATTTCTTTTACATTCCACTTTTCATTGATTTCATTTTCCTGCTCTATCACTTTTTTCAGGCCCTCCTTGGTGTATCTGAATCCTCGGGAGTTGGTTGGATCACGAAGAATCTCCTTTGTCTTTGGATCTTCAATCGCATTGTCTATGCGCACATCATTGAGTTCGTGTTGAAACTCTTTAAGATGGCTCATGTAGTTTTTCTCTATAAATCTTTTGTATGAGTATCCAAACTTTCCATCTTTGAGTCCGGGGTTCTTTTCGTATAAGGCCCCTACTAAAATATCTACTTCTTGTAATTCTTTGAATGTTTTTACCATGTTATTTTTTCACCGTTCTTGGTGACTTGATTATTGTTTGTAAATTCACACCATCGTTGCACGACTACATCGATGTATCTTGGATCCAGTTCCATTGCGTAGCAGGTTCTGTTTGTTTTTTCACACGCTATGAGCGTTGAACCTGAGCCGAGGAATGGATCTAGGATTATGTCATCTACCTTGGAGCTGTTATGGAGTGCGTACATTACGAGTTCTACCGGCTTTTGTGTTGGGTATTTGTAGTCCTGTACTGGTTCGCGCTTCATTGTCCATATCGTATTTCGGCCTTCTTTGTCTGCCTCTCGTTGCTTCTTGGCCCACTTGAGCAATTGCTCGTCTGTCTTTTGGAAGTCTATGATGGTCGTATTGGTTCTGTCACCGTAGAAGTTTGGTGTCTGGTCTTTTACTTTTGCGTAGAAGAACGGTTCGTGCTTTGAGCGGTAGTGACCCATTCCGAGTCCAGCGTGTGGCTTATTCCATATCAGCTGAGCTTTGACTTCCATTTCGTTTTTAAGTAGGGCCTCCTCGAACTCTCTCTGTGTTGTCGGGCTATGGAACACGTACAGTCCGACGCTTGCTTTTATACTTGCGCGCACTGGTTTGAATGCATCTATGAGGAATTGTCTGAATTGCACGCTTCCCATATTGTCATTCATGATCGTGTTGCTGGTGTTTTTACCTGAGCCGTGATAGTCCACGTTGCATGGCGGATCCGTGAAGACCATGTCTGCCTTTACTCCGTGCATTAGTTTGATGTAGTCCTCTTCTTTGGTTGAGTCACCGCATAGTAGTCTATGGCCACCCATTTCGTACAGGTCACCGAGTTTACTTTTTGCCTATGCCGATCGTGACTGGGAAAC